ATCACGACGCCGGGGGCGAACGGCACAACCTCGCCGGTCTCAGGGATCGAGATCGACCGGAGATCGATTGCCGATTGCAGGAACGCGAGCACGGCAGGCGGGGCAAGGTCCGGTTCGTCGCAAAGCACGACCATGCCCGGCACGCGCACGGCGGCGGTCATTTGCCCATCCTCGAAGACGGTAGACCCGTCGCGCAAGCCCTTGCCGCCGATAAGGGCAGCCGGTTCGATATACTTGTGGAAACCGATCCGGCAGAACGGGCGACCCGTGCGGGCGGCGAATTGTTCTGCCCATGACGTTTTGCCCGTGCCGCGAGGGCCGGTCAGCCAAATATTGCGACCCCGATTGAGGGCCGAAACAAGGGCGACGGTCGCGTCTGTTGGCCATGCGTAGTCGTTATCGACGGCAGGCGGGGCGAACGTGCCGGGGTTCCAAACGTCAACCAACAGCCCGGCGAGACCGCCCTTTCGCTTGCCAATCAGCGACCCGAACGCCGCCTTGCCCTTGATCGAGGGGGCAACGACCGGCGACCCGTCGCGGCGTGCGGGGAGGGCTATCACGTTCGAGGCGGCGGCAGCCCGGCCCCGTGCCTCGCCCTCGCGGGCGGCGGCGGCAAGGGCGGCGGCGGCACGGTCTCGCATGGGGTCCAACACGGCATTGGAAAGAAACGGGGTCGCCGGGTCGAAGATGGTTTCGAGCGGGTCAGCCTCGACCGTCTCGACCGTCTCGACCGGGGGTGAGGCAACGGGCGCAGCCTCGACCGGCGGGGCAGCCTCGACCGGGGCAGCCTCGACCGGCGGCACGGGGGCCGGGGCGACCGGGGCGACCGGGGCAGGGGGTGAGGCAACGGGCGCGCCGGAGGGCATGGGCAGCCCTGCCATGGCATAGCAGGCGGCGCGGGCGGCGGGGTCGAAGGCGTCAAGGAACGCCTCGCAATCGGCTTTTGTCGGCTGCGCCGCGAGGTTGTGCCCGTTCTGCCGCCGCCACTGCTCGAAAGCAGTATGCGCCCGGCAGGCTTTGCGAAGGGCATCCTTCAAGACGCGACCGGGGGTGAGGCTGGCGGCGGCGGGGGTGTTGTTGACGTTCGTCATGGTCATGGTTCCTTTTGGACTAGTGGTGAGGTTCGAGGGCTATCAGTATGCGAGACCGCCCGCCACAAGGCGGGCTTTCAGGTCGGCGCAATCAGCGGCTTTTTGGTCGGGGGTCAAAGTAGACCACAAGCGCAAGATTGTAGTTTGCATATCCCGAAACTGAGGGTTGTGCCAATGAAGCACGATGCTTTCGTTCTGGCCAACCCTGCCGGTCGGGGTTAGGTGGATGCCGCACAAGGTCGGGGCAACGGACCCCCATGCCGCACCCTGTATTTCCAAGGGAATGGCGTCCGCCTTGCTTTCGCCAATCAGGAACGCGCACCCCGCGAGGGCGGCGGCGGCGGCAAGGGCGCGGGTCAGCCGGGCGAAATAGTCGATCCGGCGGCGGCGAACGATAATGGGCGACCCCGTGCCGTGAACGCATGCGAAGTGTAGGTTATTCATCTTTACTCTCCTAGGTTGTATGGCCCCCGGACTGAGGGCGAACGTCCAGTTATGGCATATCGGGGGGCGCGCCGTCAACATAATTTTGGGGGGCTGAAATCTGCCCTTTCTGCCATGCGCCGGGCGCAGGGGGTCGGGCTATACGGGCTATCACAAGTTGCACTCGATCGGGGGTCGCTCGCTTAAAAAGGGAAAACGTGTTACAATATCCGCAGCTTGAGGTAGAATTGAGGGGTCGCGAGGGTGTAGCATAACGAGTAAATATCAATCAGAGGTTGTAATTCTTGGGGCTTGGATTGGAGGTTGTGCCGTTCAATCGCGTTTTAAGGGGTCGCCAGCGCGCGCCAGTGTCGGGGGCTACCTCGCCCCATGAGACCCCCGTCGTGCGCGTCAGCGGCGATTTCAAATAGAGGTTGCGTGTATGTTTTTTCTACACTTTCAACCGTGGTTCAAGAGGGTTAACGCCGGGGTGCGAGGGGGCGTGGCGACCCCCGCGACCGGGGGTCGACGTGCTGACGTGCGAGGGGTCGACGTGCTGGGATCGCGGGTCGACGTGCGCACGTCGCGACCATGACCCCCATGGGTCGGGGTCGCATGGTCGGGCGAGCGAGGGGCCAGCACCTCGACCCCCGCCCCCTAGGGGGAGGGGGGCGGGGGGTCGCGCGCGCGGGGGCGCGGGGGCGAGGCCACCCCCCTCCCGGAAAGGGGGCCGGGCCGCCGGGGATAAAACCCCGTATCCATACCGAATTAACCCCAACCTCTAGGAATACAAGCCTATGCTTGCGTGAAGCGCCGCTTCTGTGCTACCCCGGGGGCATGCTCACCACCCTCACCCACATCTGCGTCATGTGTGGCGCGCCCTACCAGCACCGCGCCCGGCTAACTTGTTCGCCCGAGTGCGCACGCAAGCGCGAGGCCAAGCGGCATCAGCGACGAAAAAACGCCGCTGTCTTCAAGTCTCCGCGCCACTACCTGCGCAGCCTGTGCAAGGGCAAGCCGATCACGGTGGACGAAGCCTTGGCGATCTATGAAACCCAGCAGGGCCGATGCGCCCTGACCGGGGAAACGATGACGTGGGGCGGCGGCCACGGTTCGGGCCATGTCTGTCCGACCAATATCTCGCTCGACCGGATCGTCGCTGGCGGCCCCTACGTCGCCCCCAACGTGCAGCTTGTCTGCTCGGCGGTGAACAGCTTCAGGAAAAGCCTGCCCGTTGGCGACTTCGTGGAGTGGTGCCGGAAAGTCGTGGCGCACCGCGCGCCTTGACCGTCTTGGCAAGACGCGCTAGGGATGCACGGCATGGACGCTGCAATCGCCACGAAGGTTCACGCCAAGGCCAAGGCCGCTCTCGGCAAGGCAAAGCCCGACCCTGTGGGCCGGGCGAACGGCCACGTCGCCGCCAAGAAAAACACCCGTGTTGCGCCCGGCGTGCCTGCGCTCTGGGCGCAGGCGCTCGTGTCCACGCAATTCCGCCCGCACGACCGGCCCTACGACAAAAGGGTCGTGGAGAACCTGCTCCAACTGATCGGCGAAGAAGGCTACACGCTCCCGGCGGCCTGCGGCATGCTCAACCTGCTGCCCCAGACGCTCGACCTGTGGGCGCTCTCGGACACGCTCCTGTTCGACCGGATCGCGGCAGCCCGGCTGCGGCGGATGGCAGTCCTCGAACGCGGCCTGCTCGACACCTCGAACTCCGCTCGCGTGCAGGCCCGTATCTTCGCGCTGAAGAACGCCGACCCGAAACTCTGGGCGGCGGACCCGGAGGTCCACCAGACCAACATCGCAGCCAACATCACCATCATCACCGGGGTCCCTGATGCGATCCAGCCCCCGAGCGAGGTCATAGATGGCGTCGCCAGTCCCGTTCACGAAATTGCGGATGCGGCGGTACGAGACACATCCGACGGGTCGGCCCCCACGCTCGAAGCCGATCCGGTACGAGCCGACGACGGACTTCAAGATTGCGATGGCGCTGGCAGCGCCTGACGACGCGAAAGCCACGGCCAAGCAGTTGCTCAACACGATCCCCACGCAGAAAGTCGATCTGGGATACGCCCCCCGGTCCTTCTTCGTGCCGTTCCACCAACGCTACCAGCGGTTCGCCTGCATCGTTGCCCACCGCCGCGCAGGCAAGACCGTGGCGGCGCTCATGGACACCATCCACCGCGCCCTGAAGAACAGCACCGGCAACGCCCGGTACGCCTTCTGCGGCCCCACATACTCCCAGATCAAGGACGTGGTCTGGCTGTACCTCCGCCAGTACGCCGCGCTCCTGCCCAACTCCCGCATCAACGAAGCCGAACTCTCCGTCCGCCTGTTCAACGGTGCGACGATCCGGCTCTACTCGCTCGACAGCACGGCCTACGACCGCATGCGCGGCATCTTCCTCGACGGCTGCACCATCGACGAGTACGCCGACTGCGATCCCCGCGCCCTCGACGAGGTCATCCGCCCGGCCCTCTCCGACCGTCAGGGCTGGCTCACCCTCATTGGCACGAGCAAGGGCCGTGACGCCTTCTGGAAAGCCTACAAGCGCGCTGTGAAGGACCCGGAGTGGTTCGCCCTGCGCCTGCCCGCCTCCCTCACGGGCGCGATCGTCCCCGGCGAACTCGCCAGCATGCAGCAGACCATGGGTGTCAACGAGTACGCCCGCGAACTTGAGTGCTCGTTCGAGGCCGAGGGCTACGATCAGTTGATCCCCGGCTGGATGATCGAGGAAGCCTGCACGCGCGAAGTCCCCCACGACCCCGCCGCCCCCGTCGTCATCGGCCTCGACGTGGCCCGCTTCGGCGACGACCGCACCGTGCTCGTCATCCGCGAGGGCGACCGCCTCGTCGATGGACGCATCTGGAAGAACCGCGACCTGATGATGACCGCCGCCGAGGTCGCCAGCATCGCCACGCGCTTCAAGGCCCGCATGATCTACGTCGACGGCATCGGTGTCGGCGGCGGCGTGATCGACCGCCTGCGCCACCTCGGCCACACCAACGTCGAGGACGTCAACGTCGCCCGCCGCGCACAGGACGAACGAAAGTTCGCCAACCTCCGCGCCGAGTGCTACCTGCGCCTTCGTGATTGGCTC